TTTCAGGCAACAGGCTAAAAAGATCGCCTGGAAGTATCTAAAGGATGCGACTGAGGGCCTTGCTATTGAGGTCCGAGAATCTGACTTAATGGTTATTCTGCCTAATGGGGCAGAAATCTCTCTCCACGGTGCTGACAACCCGGACAGCCTGAGGGGCCTTTATTTTGATGGTGTTGTGGTCGATGAAATGGCTGACGTGCGCCCGAGCTTGTGGCAAGAGGTCATTTTGCCTACACTTGCGGACCGCGAGGGCTGGGCTGTCGTAATGGGCACGCCAAAAGGTAAGGGCAATAAGCTGTATGAGTTCTACGAGCTTGCCAAGAATAGCCCTGATTGGTTCAGCCTAACATTGCGCGCCAGTGAATCTGGCTTGATCAAGGCAACTGAGCTTGCAAGCATGAAAGCTCAAATGTCAGAAGCGCAATATGAACAAGAATTTGAATGTTCGTTCACCGCTGCCCTGGTGGGCACTTATTACTCGAAGGTGATGCGACAACTTGACGACGACAACCAGATAAACAATGACATCACATACGACCCTGAATTTCCGGTACACGCAGCAGCAGATATTGGTTATTCAGACTCTACTGTTATATGGTTTTGGCAAGAAAGGCCTGATGGACTCGCAATTATTGATTGCGAGGCTGCACACTGCCAACCCCTCAGTTACTACTTTGACCTTCTCGACGAGAAACCCTATCAATACGAGACGATCTGGCTTCCGCACGATGCGCGAGCCAAGACACTACAAACGGGCAGATCGACTGTCGAGCAGTTTTTGGAGAGGGGATACCCGATAGATATTGCACCGACGCTCAGTGTGCAACACGGTATCGATGCAGTTCGTGCTACACTACCTATGTGCCACTTTAATCTTGACAAATGTAGTGAAGGTGTGGAAGCTTTGCGTGTGTATCGTCGTAAGTATGACGAGATCAACAAGGTGTTTCTTGATAAGCCCCTGCATGATTGGGCTTCTGACTTTGCCGATGCGTTCCGGTATTTGTCATTGGTAGCGAATAAGAAGTTGAAACCGGCGCCCGAGCCTCACAGCTCGTTAATAAATCCGCCAGGTTACAACTTGGATAAACTTTTTGCTGAGAGAGAGCGACGTAAGCCCTCCGGCGTAGCTAAAATGAGAATTTAAGACATGACAGGTAATTCAGCAGGCTTAGAAGAACGCAGCAGTTTTAAAAATACGCCACAAGGCCAATACCAATACTGGCAAACCGAGCTTAATGCCTCGAAAAAGATGGTGGAAAAGTGGCACCGCAGTGGCGATCAGATTGTTAATCGCTATTTGGGTGAGCCTCATAAGAATAAAGACGGCTTGAGCGATAATTCCCGTGCTCAGCTTAACCTGTTTCACTCTAATGTCACCACATTAGAGTCAATGCTTTACGGCAACACGCCGAAAATTGATGTATCCCGCCGATACGCTGACGCTAATGACGATCAAGCCCGGGTAGCTGCTGAAGCTATGGAGCGCTTGCTTAATCTTGATATGACTGAGAACAGTGAAACTATTGATGCAGTGTTTCGCTCAGCGCTTCAAGACCGTTTATTGCCCGGTTTAGGTGTTGCCCGTGCGCGCTACGAGGTAACAACAGGCAAAATCAAAGAAAAAGCCATGGAAATCGGTGAAGATGGTGTCACTGAGGTCGAAGTTGAAGTTGAACGTGAGTTTATGATCCGTGAAGAAGCCCCTGTTGATTATTGGTTCTGGGGTGATGTGCTGTGGTCATGGTCGCGTAACTGGTCAGAAGTGCGCTGGGTAGCTTTCAAAAACTATTTACGCAAAGAAGAGATTGAAGCCCGTTTTGGTAAGGACGCAGCTGACAACATACCACTGAAAAAACAGATGGCGACAGCTGAAGACACTGCAAACAGTGGTGAAAACAGCGACGAGAACCAAAGCGCGTGGATGAAAGGCGAGATTTGGGAAATTTGGGATAAAGATAAGCGTCAAGTTGTCTGGGTTGCCCTCGGTTACGACAAAGTGCTGCAGACGCAAGACGACCCGCTGAAATTAGCTAACTTTTTCCCGTGCCCGCAGCCATTAGTGGCCAATCCGACAACACGCCAGTTCATGCCTGTGCCGGATTTCAAGCTAGCGCAAGATTTATACAATGAAATTGATCTTATTCACTACCGTATAACTATTCTTACCCAAGCAGTGAAGGCGATGGGCCTTTATGCCGGCAATGAAGACGGTATTCAGCGTATTTTTGAAGAGGGTGAGGACAATAAACTCATTCCGGTGGAAAATTGGTCGCTATTTGGTGAAAAAGGCGGCATTGCAGGCCAGGTTGATTGGGTGCCAATCGCTGATATTGTCAATGCACTCGATAAATTGCGCGAATTGCGTGCTGAGAACATTGCATTGCTTCAACAGATCACTGGTATGGCCGATGTCATGCGTGGTGAGCTTTCAAACCAGTATGAAGGCGTTGGACAGTCACAATTAAAGGCCAAATTTGGTTCTGTGCGTGTTCAAGCGCTTCAAGATCAGTTTGCGCACTTCGCATCAGGCCTAATGCAGATAAAAGCGGAAATTATTGCCCGCCACTTCTCACCTGAGACGATTGTTAAGATGTCGAACATGGAGAACTCCATGGAAGACGCTGAAGCCATCGGTGCAGCGGTTGCATTGATCAAAGAACCCGAAAAAGCGCGTTTACGCGTGACGATACGCCCAGAATCTGTGGCGATGGTGGATTATGCAGCACTTCAAGAAGAGCGCAGCGCATTTATGAATGCATTGTCGACGTATATGCAATCTGCAGCGCCATTGATAGAAGCGGATCCGGCTGCGCAGCCATTCTTGCTGCAATTACTGCAATGGGTGCTTTCTGGCTTCAAAGGCTCGCAAGAAATCGAGGGTGTTATCGATAAAGCTATCCAGGCGTCACTTGAAGCCCAACAAGAGGCTGCAGCGAACCCTGAGCCGAGTGAAATGGACACTAAACTTGCAGAAGTGCAAGCTAAAGGCCAAATCGAGATCGAGAAGCAACGCATTAAGACTGAAGGCGATCTTCAGCTGCGCATGGCCGATCTTCAAGCCGATATGCAAACAGCACAGCGTGCGCATGAGCAGAAAATGGCTGAGATTTTTGGCCAGCTGCAAGCTAAGCTTACAGAGATTGAGGCTAAGATGCGCGCTGATATTGTGACTGAACAGGTGGAAACTGAGGCTAATTTGACCCAGGTAGCCGCCACAGCCGGTGCAGAAATACAGAAAGACACTGTAAATGCTGAACTTGAGAGCGCTGCACGCCAAGAAGACACAGCGCAAGAAATTGCAAAAATTGGCGCTCAAGCAAATGCTAAAATTAACGAGGAAGTTGTAAAAGGCAGCATTGATATGAGTAAACAACAAGCTAGCGAACAATCTGACGAAGAGTAAAGACCATGGGTAACTATGAAAAAGAAATGGCTGCACGCGGCCAGGTTATGAAAGAAATGCCGAAGGCAGCGGACGATGAAGATACGCGATCAACTATTGTGAAGGTTATCGACGCGCTAGCTAAGGCTTTAGTGGGTGAAGGTGCAGCAGCTGAAGCGCAAGACACCATCAGCAGCCGCCAAAAGCAGCTTGATGAGCTTGAGCGCGAGGCAATGGGCGAATAAATTATGGCACGCATGACCTATGTACAAGACCCGAAAACGGGCAAACTGGTGCCAAAAGATGAGTATTACGCCAACAAAGCCCGTAACGAAAGTGCTGCAGTGCACACATTCACGGAGTTTGTGTCACCCATCGATAAACAAGTTATTAGTGATAATCGCCAACTGTCAGCACACAATAAAAAACACGGTGTGACGAACATTCGTGATTATGGCGATGATCACTTTAAACGCCACGCAGCCAAGCGTGAGCAAGCTATGGATATGAAGTCGTCTGTGAACAAACGACAACGTATAGAAACCATAAAAGCGGCCATGCGCAAGCATGACCTTTAAAACCAACTAGCGAGAGGAAATAGTCATGCCACCAGAGCAAGACCAACAAGAGACTTCTATGCGCGATGATTTAAACAACGCCATCGAAGACATTACACCAGCCGAAGAATTTGAAACCACTAGCGAGGTTACTGACGATGCCGGTTTTAGCGATACGTCACAGAATGACGACACCGATTTATCAAATGACCAAGACGCGGAAAAAGACGCGACTAGCGAACAAAGCAGTGAAATGGATGAAAGTGCGGATGTTGATAAGCGCACCGAATCGCAAGATGGTGAAGCTGCCGAGAAAGGGGGCGATGAAGCGGCTGTCGATCAAGACGAAGAGCAGAGTGTATCGTCAAAAGATTCAATAAAAGCGCCTGTAGGTTGGTCGCCTAAAGCTCGTCAATATTGGTCAAAACTACCGCGTGACGTGCAAGAGCAAGTTGCTGCGCGTGAAAAAGACATGGCTGAAGCCATGGCCAACACTAAGCAAGCACGCCAAACGCAAGATTTCTTTGATAAGGTGTCAAGCAGCTATGCGCCAGTGCTAGCAGCTGAAGGCGTGAATGCATTTGCTGCTACACAAAGCTTATTTGAGACAGCTGCGCAGTTGCGTTTAGGCAGCCCACAGCAAAAAGCCCAGGTATTGGCTGAAATAATTAACAACTACGGTGTTGATATTCCAGTGCTTGATCAAGTGCTATCTGGCACTATCCAAACAGAACCTGAAGGCGATGAAGCGCGCATACAGCGCATGTTTGATGAGCGTTTTGGCCCTATTGCTGATGCATTTAGTCAAATGGA